ATAGAAATCTTTGTCTCCTTTCTTCATTTCTGTGTTTAGTAAAATCTTGATAGAGAGACGAACCGAAATGTATTTTCTTGCCAGTATTTGGATGTATCAACATATATTTTTATTCTTTCGCGTGGAAAAGTATATTTGAACGTCGTCCCCATACAAGTTTTTTGCTCGTTTTAACACAACATCCGGATCGCTAACTTCCTCAATATTCATATACAATATTACAAGAGTTTATTTTCAAATATTTTGTCTGTGTATAATATATATGTACATTCTAACAATAGTTCGCTACGATATCAATCACGGAGAAATGGATATATTCCTGCCAATGAAAGTACCTACAAGGTCTATGTGCGAAGAAACGTATATTGATGTTGTGAAAGAAGATAAGCAATATTTATTGAAAGACTACGAAGATGAGGAATATGTAGAGGAAAATTTTGAATACAACCACAGAATAGATGAACTCGACGGATTGCTTCATATCAATAAGCATCGTTGTGCCGATTAATCATAAAAAAACAACCTATTAATGTCGTCCAAAATACAAAAAATCATAAACTGCTGGTCTAGAGTGAGTTCATACATATAAATTAGAGTTAGCATTTAATTCTAATTTATAAAACGAATAATTCAATTAAAATATACGGCGAAGTTGAATGGAAGAGTCGTCCCCAAGAAATTTGAAGTTTGGTAAATGGCTGACACCACTCGAGACAGATTGGTATAAATACGTCCCCGTTTCAGCAGACGTTCCTTCAATCTCTACTTCTTGAAAGACAGGCTCTGCCAAAGTCACATAAGAGATTGCCGAATCTTCGGTATTGTGTGTATTTCTAGAGCCACTTTCCGTTCTGCTAACCAATACATTGACTACACCCCTATCATTACCAATATGAGATTCAGCACCACCGCTGTATAGACCACATCCCGACGCTTGAAGCGTGTAAGACCCCGCATCAAGACGTGAAGAAATACTGAGAGGTGCTTTGTACACGCCGACAATACTTCCACCCTCGGATGACGCGATGGAACTACGATTTATTTCAACTCCGTCTTTTAACAATATAAGATGACACGCTCCCAATGAAGAACCTTCAATCACTGGTCCAGCGGTAACACCCGCCTCAGAATAGCCACTTTCTGTGAAGCATTGGAATTGTACTTGTGCGTTAAATATTGACCCATCTTTGCCGGAAGCTATCTCAAATGTATTTAAAGTAAAAGCAGTTAAAGTACTTTCAATAACATTTCCGCTAGTCGTGTTTGTGTTGGTTAGCAACGTATCATTCCACGTAAAGTCATCGCTCCATTCCATAGATTTAAAAGTGGAAGAAAAACCTGAAGTGTCACTTCCGGTAAAGTCAACGGGTTCAGAAACACCATCAAATTCGGATGCTCCCATAACCAAATTAAACCCTCCTACATTATCATTAATATAAATTGGTTTATTGATGTAATATTTACCCGCGGTATAGTTAGATGTCGTAGGAGTAGCCGTCACGAAGGAGTTAGTAACGTCTAAAACAATTTCTTGGGTTGCACTATCTCGGTCAGTATAATTCAAGGCAAACTTCTCGTGAACATTCGACAAAGGAAAATATCCTTGATTTGTCTCAAATTCAAAAGCGATTTCTCCTGTAATTAAATAAAAACCGGATTCAAGCATACCATCGTATTTTGCTACTTCTAAAGTGGTAGTTCCTGTATGATCGTTTGTGTCTTCAACCATTTCATATTCAACCAATTTTTCTCCATCAATACACCCATCACGAAGCGTCTTTAAAGTTCTCATATATATTAAGTTAAGATAAAAAAAAGGTATACGTGTTTCATAAATCCTTGCTAAAAGTTAATTTTCGTTGTGTAAGGACCAGTTGCGGGTATGTTTTCATAATAGTAGTCCATCTACTTTTGATATTTTTCAACTTTTCAATTTGTTTCTTGTCAAGTCCTAAATAAGAGTCCAACAAGTATTTTGAAGATTTCCCCCCCATCGCATTCATAAAAAAGGTTACACTATGCGATTCGGTCAAAATAAGTTTGGTAGCTTTGCCGTTACAAGCAGTATGCGTCGTGTAAATCACACTCGTTCCAGTGTGCCTTCCTGTTGTGAGTGCTTTATCTAGTATTTCATACACTTTCTTTAAAATCGGTTTGCTTGATATACAATCAACGTCATCGAATATGAGTAAACAATCTTTAAAATCGTCGATTGAAAATTGTTCTCCAACAAAGTCACCATCGTGTATTTTAAACCGCTTCACTTTCTTTATTTTGTCCAACACCGCATCATCACCGACCGATGAAAATAACATAACCTCATTTTTCGGATGCCTTTTTATGTATTGTTTTATGTATTCGGCACTATGATACGATTTCCCGCTCCCACTAGCACCAGTAATATACAATATGTCTCGTTCTTTGTTACTAGCAACTTGCTGAAATGATTGGTGTGGTTCTAAATCAATTGTGGTATATCCGTTACGAACTTCGCCATCCAGTTCCGGATCGGATAAAAAAACAATTTGTTCCTTCTTCGTGCTTTTTTTATCGATAATTTTAGCAATAGGATTACCAACGGATTCGAAATTCAACATTATATAAAGATTAGATTTAATTTTTATATGATTCTCTCCTATAGGTGTTTTTTGTTAGTGTTAAGTTATTCATTGTTTATCTAATTCTTACTAAATGGTCACGTGGTCACGCTGGTCACGCTAAAAACCAAAGTTTTCTCAGGGGACGCTTCTTAGGAATACTTTGAAAAATGCGTGACCAAGCGTGACCGCGTGACCATTTAGTAAGAACCGAACCCTTCTTGTAAGAAATATAAGTAATTCTATGAAAAGTAATATAAACAGAACTAAAATAATCAAATATCTATGATTGAAATAACCAAAATAATGAATTACTTAAAAAGAACTAATCCGAAACTATTTCACGACATACAAAAACTACAATATATCAAACAAGTTTAAAGTCCTTTTTGGTTAATGAATTGTTTGGCTTGTTCGTTGATGTTTTTTTTCAGCGTTCTAATTTGTCTCCTTAATAATGGTTTCATTTCCTTCTTCTTTTTCTTTTTACTTATTTCTTCTAAATCGTTCACTACTGGAAAAGCGGATATAGTTTCTTTAAGAAGTTGTAGACTCTCACGTATTTCTCTTAAATTAAACTTTGGACTATCCAACACCAACAACATTGTCTCTAAATCACTCTTACATCGGTATATGAGACCATTGGGTGAGTTAAAATATTCGAGCAAAAGTTCTTGTTTCTGTGGTTCTTCGTTTTTAAGTTTTAACAAACTAAACATTCGTTTTAATGCTTTCATATAATTTCCGTCACGAACTTCCATCGCGTATTCATTTTTAATATTTTCAACGATTTCTTCTAGAGTCATAGACATATTTGGTTCTCCATCTAAATAAATGTTGTATACTTCTGTAATCTCAACAAATCGTCCCGATACTAAAGCCACAATGTCCATTTTTATCATCGACTTATGTCGTAACGCTTCAGCAAAACTTACACCTTGATTATTATTGTTCTTGATTTCTTCATACGTCCAACGTAACGGAACGCCATTTTTTTCACCACATTTAAAGTCTGTAATGACTACATTGTCTGACCGCTTTACAACTTCAAATACGCTCTTGAAGTGGTTATAAATCATTGTATCGCTTTTACCACTAACTTTTTCAAATAAGTCATAATCCGAATAATAGATTGACTTTTTGATAGACGCTGAACCTACTACATTCACTTTGGATTCGAGAGACATTAGTTTGCCGATACTGGCTACCGCATTATTGTATTCCTTCATATATATAGTTGGATATAATAAAGGGCTATGCCCTTTAAAACCCGTCGTGTGGGGGCGAAACCCCACATTTATGGTTCATTTGGGTTTAAATTAATGGACGACCGGTCATCGATGGTTGAACCCATATTCTGAATGAGGTTGTTTAATTCGCTATATTTCTTTTGGAGTCGCTTGAATATGACATCATACTTAGATATTTCAGGTGAAGCTGATGATATACTGAAGTTCTCTTTTATGGTTTGAGCGTCGCCTTGAAGTGCTTCTTGTAAATCGCTATCGATTTCAATCGTCCATTGTGATAGTTTACTTTTAAATGTATTGTATAATGACTCAGTGAGTGGTGTCATTTGTTGAAGAAGATTCGCAATGGTTGAGTCTGATTGGCTTAGTGTCTTATATATGATATTTTGTTGAGCAACATCAGGTGACCCTAATTTTAGAGCCATTTGTTGGTTTTTGACAAAATCAAGGTTTTCTTTCAGTGTTACTTTATATTTACTCCCTCTCGTTGCACCGCTAAACTTTTTATTCCATACAGCAAGAGCAATTTCAATTAGAAAACGTCGTTCCATTAGGTCGGGTATTTTATTTATCTCTTCCACTTCTGCCTCCATTATTTTTTTCAAGTTTGTTTGTCCCTCAAGACTTTCATTCAGTTGGTTTTGAAATGCTTCTTTAGTATCAACATTATCCAGTTTGTATTGTGTATATTCAGCCTCAAGTTGTTGTTTCAAGAACGACTGATCCCCTTGTTGTAGTGTTGTCTTTACTTGTAGTTGATTCGCTAAACCATAAAGATTGTTGAAATCGCTCAACCATTTAGACGAACCAGTATCTTGACCGGACTTGATTCTCGCTATTGTCTCGTCAGGTGTTTTTTTCATTTCTTTCATACCTAAACGCTCAAAACGTTTTGCGACTTCAAACACGTTATTTCCATCCAAACTATACACGTGAGTCATATATATATTTAGCGTATATTTTATTTTCATAATATATAATGAAACAATTTACAGAAAACACATTGAAGAAATCGCAATATGTTGACGCTATTAAATACTTTGTGACCAACTTTGATTTAGAGTCAGCATTCCCACATTGTAAAATCGTCAAATACGCTAATCTTGAAAAATATCAACATATTTACGATTTATTACCAAATCGAATAGATTTTTGCTTTATATTGACCGAATCCAAATACAATCAGGGTCATTGGACTGCTTTGATTAGGAACGATTACAAATTCGAATATTTTGATAGTTATTCCGACAGCCCTAAATCAATATTAGATTTTATCCCCAATTATATGAACAAACAATTGGGCAACAACTGGTCCGAGGATTTAGGAAAAATTATCAAAAGTATAAAACCAACAGACAAGTTTATGTTTAACAAAACCGCACTACAACAAGAAATGGAAGGCATCAACACGTGTGGACGTTGGTGTATCC